TCCTTCTCATTACCCACACAGCATTCCTTGTTGCTGGCATTTGGATTGGCGTTAAGAACGCTGAATCTAAGACCATCAGCAAAGGTAAGGCACTTCTTAACGCCTTGAAGAAGGGGGACTAATGCCCATTGAGTATAAGAAAGATGGGGATATGGGTTTTACTGGCTTAAACAGCCGAGACAATCCATCTCATCTTCAGCAGGGTACTGTTACTCAGTCCCAAAACTTTCGTCTAGACAGAGGTGTAGCGACAGTTCGTAAAGGCATTAAGCGTCTTACCCTTGGCGATATCATTGGCAAGACCGTGTATGGTTGTGGCTCTTACCTAGATAATGCTGGACAAGAAATCATTGTATTAATTACAGGTTCTACGGTTGCTACTGTTTTCAGTAATCAACTTTGGACATACAATCCACAGACATCTGGCGTGTCTGGTCCAATTTCTTTTGCTGGAGAAACTATTACTACAAGTGATGGTTGTGAAATTTGTTATGCGATGGAGAAGGTCTTTATTACAAGAGGTCACAACAAGAGACCCTTGATTTGGGACTTGGCTAATTCCATTACTCCGTTTGGTACATATGACCCTCTTATTGTTGCTCCAGCAACACAGCCAGATGGCTATCAGTTTCCTAACTGCAATGGGCTTCTGTACTATTCTAACAGACTAATTGCTAGTGGTCAGCATTACTTAAGTGAAGGAAGGTCTAACTATGCCGTATGCGTTGCTAACTATTTAGAACACTTGAGTTGGGATGGGGTTGATGAATTCTTGTTCAACCAAGGTGGTAATGATGAAGTAATTTCAATTACGCCTTGGACGCTAAATGAGTTTCTTGTCTTCCTTAGAAACAGTATCTTTTATGTAAACATTGGTCTTGGTAGATATTCTACTGGTGACGGTCTTGCTACCACATCTTTTATTAAGTCTCTTGTTACCGACACAGGCTGTCTTGCAAAGAGAACCGTAGTCCAAGCCAATGGTGGCATTCTGTTCCTGTCTGACAATGGTGTGTACTTCCTACAGCCTCAGAACAATTCGTCTAACGACTCTGTAAGACTTTTGACGGTTGCCGAACCTCTGTCTGCACAGATTAACGATGTCATTCAGACTATCAACAAGACTACCGCATACAGGTCTGTTGCCATTTACTTTAACAACAGATACTACCTTGCCGTGCCAATTGGTACATCTGAAACAAACAACTGTGTTCTTGTTTACAATTTTATCCTAAAGGGGTGGGAGTCTGTTGACACTTACCCTGCTGGGTTTGATGTGTTTAACTTTGTTGTATGCAAGCGTAACAGCGAAAAGAGAGTGTTTATTGTAGATACGAATCAAGGCATCTTTTTAATGGATGAACTTAATTACGATGAGTATCAAGACTGGGCTATTGGAGACCCCAACCAAGGCACACCTATTCTTCCCTTTCCCTGTGGCAATGGACTGAGTGCCTTGCTTGATGAAAGTTCTTTCCCTAAGAATAAAATTACAGGAGTTCTTCAGACAAGACGCTATAACTTTGAAAGCCTTGGACAAAAGAGGTTTAGTACAGTTGAAGTTGAAATGGTCTCTGAAGGCTCAAGTAGCGTTCTTACAGAGGCTGTAGTTACAAATCCAGACTCACTTACTACTATTGAAGGTTATGGTTACACCACTACTGAGGACTCTATGCGTAGAAATCCTATCAGAAAAAATGGTTCTGGCATTCAATTAAAATTTACATCTGATAACGACAGACCCACAATTCGCTCTAGTTTTGTGTACGCAACTGTCTGGACTCAGAACAACATTAGCAAAAAATAACTTATGGCACAAATTAAACGAGGAGACACATTTGTTGACGGTCAACAGGTAACTGGTGACAGACTCAACAATCACATTAACAACGCTAGTCTTGATGACGATGCAATCATTGGACAGACCTCCCTTTCTGCATACACGGTAGCGGTAGGTGACTCGTTCTTGATTCACGATTTGTCTGCTACTTCTCCACCTACTAAACTTAGAAAGATTACGGTTGATGGATTTCTCAGGAGTCCTCTTAACTGTTCTTTTAATCTTACTGCACAACCGATTAAAGACATTACGCTAACTCCTATTTCTGGAAATACTGTTACCCTTAAGACAATTTCTCCTACTACGGTTGGTGAAGTAACCACAGTAAAGATTGTGTCTGCTGGACACGGTCTTCTTGCTGGACAGGTCATTCTTGTTACTGCTGGTCCTACTGATTTTAACGGAACTTGGGAAATTGATAGCGTTACTCCAGACGAAATTAACTACAAACTTTTTGTGAAGTCAGTTCAGACCTCTGGAACTTGTTCGTATGTTAAGACTCCTAGTGTTCTTTCTGCTAGTAACCTTTCTATTACAGGCGGTCTTTATTCAGACGGAACTAATAAGTTTAATGGCGTTACCCAATGTATGGGCAATCTTGTTGCTGAGTCTGCCCTTACTGCTAAAGGTGTGTGTAACTTTACAGGTACTGTTCAGTTTAAAGGCACTCCTGTTTTTGGTCTGTATTCTAAAATAACTTCACCTCTGAGTAATGTTACTCTGTTTGGAACGGACAATGTTTATCGATTTGCGGCTTGGTCTTCTAACTGGATGAACTTTGGCAAGGTTACTTATACTGAAGATTTTATTGTTCCAGATGAAGAGACTTGGGAGATAAACCTTGTTTCTGTATTGTATAACAATATTGCGAGTGGTGCTGGCAATTATGGTTATGGTTGCCAATTAATTTCTAGTGTAAACAATGTTACTACAACTACTACAATTGGAGATACATTTAGCATTGGACTCGCTAGATACACCGCCACTCCATACATCTATAACATTATTCTTCCTGCTGGTACTCACACTATCAGACTGGTTGCCTGTCACTTTGGTGGAGTAAGTACTGGTGGCTCTGAACTTAACTGTAGTACCACGGTTGCCCCCTCTTACAAAACTGTAAGCAAGTTCAAGACTGCTTAATGACAGAAGAAGACTTCAAGAGCACTTGTAGATTTGTCTACGAGAACAAAGACAACGGCAAACGCCCTGTCTTTCAGTTAGACTATCTTGATGACTGGCTGAAGTGGGCGATGGAAAGAGAATGGATGTTTATCAATAAGGTAAACAATGAGGTCAACGGAGTTGTAATCATCTACCCAATTGGCAGATGGGAAGAAACTCCAACCCTTGAAGATGTGTTCAGATGTTCTGGAAACACATATGTTGACAACGACTACTTCATTATGGACGCTTTGGTTGACAATGAAGATGCTAGGGCTAACATTTGCCGTCAAATCGACAATAGATTCCCAGAGATTAGAGGGGATGAGAACAGCCAAATCTTTTCACAACGAGGAGATATTGTGCAAAAACTCAAAAAAGACCTAATCATAAATTTAACAAATAACTAATATGGGTTCAACAAAAGTACAGGCTCCACCACCTAGAGATTATTATAAGGAAGCAACCGACACAATTCGTGCTCAAGTTGATATGGCTCCTATCATTATGGATGCGGAGCGGAGAATTGTTCCGCAGATGCAAGCGATGCAGATGGAGCAGATGCTTGGTCAGTCCAAGAATCTTCTGTCTTTCTATGGGCAGGTAATGGACCCGTTTTCTAGGTTGGCTGGGCAGTATGCTGAGTCAATGAACAAGAACACGATGGAGCCTCTTGCTAGAAGTAGCAGACTTGCATACGAGGCTGGTCTTGGTGGCGGGGCTGGTATTCAAGACAGGCTCCGCTCACAGGCGTTTGGAGACCTTGATGCTGGGTTTAGCCTTACTCCAGAAATGAACACATTGGCTACGCAGATGGCTAGGGCTGGGGCTACTCAGCGTGGGATGGCTGGTGGCAACTATGGCGTAATGTCCGAAGTTCTTAATGGCTATCAAATGGCACAAGGCAGACAGGATAGAGCCAGAACCTTTGCTGGTGCTGTGCTTGGCTCTGACCAGAATATTGCAGGACAATCTTACGCTCAGTATGGCTCTCCGATGATGGCTGGCATTATGCAGGGCTTTAGTCCTACAGGCATTGCTGGTAACGCTATGGGTATGAACACTAACCTTGGTCCATCTTATGTTAAGCCAGAGTCTCAGATGGCTCAGAATATTTACGCCAATAACTACAACGCTGAACTACAGGCTAGAACTGCAACTGCTGCAAATAAGGCATCTATGACTGGTGCTATTATTGGCGGTGTTGGTTCGGCTCTTGGAGGCACTAACTGGAAGGCTTAATTTTATGCCTAGTCCTTTTACGCAATATACAGGGGAGCAAGTCCCTATGACAAACATCTTGCCAGCGTATCAAGCAAGTGCAGATACTTTGGCAAAGGGAATAATGCAGTTTGGTGCTGGTATTGGTAAGTCTATTGAGACATATCAAAAAGCCCAGAGCGAGCATAACACGCTGTCTGCTATAGCGTACCAAAGTCTTTCAAAGTATCTTACTCAAGAAGAAAAGCCAAATGACGACAATGGTGACTCTGGACAACTGGATTATGTAATTAAGCCTACAACTCCTCAACATAGTAACGAACTTCTTAAGAAGGTTTTTAAACTTGGTGGTGGTAATATGCAAGACCCAGAGACAACTGCGTCTGCTGGTCTGGCTCGTATTAGTACTGAAGACCTAAAGGCGTGGGCAATGAATGAAGATGTGTTCAAGAAAGAAGAACAACAGAACATTACTAATACTAATGAAGGAAGAAGAATTAAAGTTGCAGAAGAAGGCAATGCGTTAGCACGAGACAGATTTAACGAAGAACTACGAAAAGAGAAAGCGATGGAAACGAAGTTGGCACTTTCTCAAAGAGTGTCTGAAACTCCTCTGGATATTAGCGAAACAACTGCAACTATTACAAGAGATGGAACAGTCCAAGACCTTGATGTTGGCAATATTTTTAATGCAGACGGAACATTGGCAGTAGGAAACGCATATATTGACCAAGCACTACAGGCTACTGGTCTTAAAAAGTCAGATTTACTTACGGCAGAACAGAAAGCAGAAATTGTTTCAAGACAGGGAGACTACCCAAGACACGCTGTTGCTAACCACTTTGCAGGTAACCCTAAAGTTCCTTTTGACCCAAGCCTAGAACTTAAGGACAACCTAGAAGTTGACGCTCAAGCAACAAGAAGGTTTATTAAAGCGTCATTTTCTGAAGCCGTTGCCCAAGGAGTTATTACACAGGAAAATTACGACAAACTTATTCCAAAGGGTGCTGATGACCCATTTCCCAACATCAATATGGCGTATAAGGTTGCAACAGAAATGCTTCTTCCTCCTAAGGAAAAGCAGTCTGCAACGCACCAAAAGTTTTTTCAGAGAACAAGTACTGATTATGGATTTAGTCTTTTGCCTAAAGGAGTTGAGTTTAATAAAGGCTATATTGAGATTACTGGAAAAGAAAAGTACACGCCTAGTGAAAAAACGACAGTTCAGATAAGCCCTTTATTGCAGGAGCGAGCAAGGTACGAAAAAGTAAGGGCAGAATTTGCAAAGAATAATCAACCGATGCCGTTTTCCTTCCAGACTCATTTGCTGTTAAACGGAAATGGAATGATGCCTATTCACACTAACCCACTTACAGGTCAACAGTTTGTGAGCCTTGATGGTAAAACAATGACTCCTGCTAATCTTCTGGGCGTTAAGACTCCTGATGAAATCACAACCGAATTTGCTTTGAAGATGCGGGGTGCTAACAACCTTCTTACACATTGGTCAAAGGGGGTGCGTTTTGGCGAAAAGGGAGAAGGATTTACTGTCTCCGTTCCTGTTGGTATGAAAGCAACAGACCTTATGAGTGCTGACCCCCTTGGGGCATTGAATGGTTTCCAAGAAGGCATTCCTGTAGTCGTAGACATTAACAGAATCGGTAGCGAAATGGTAAAGATGATTAAGCAAACCCCATTTGGGTATAAGATTCTGCCTAAGTATCAAAGTGAATACGGCAACCTTTCCCTACAGGCTCAAACATACAGAAAGTTCTTTATTGCGAGTGGACAGGAGACCGACAAGGACAACACAAGACTTACTGCGATGGTTACAGACGCTTCGTTTATGTCTAATGTTCTTCCAGAAACAATGATTAAGATTGTTAATGCAATGAAGAGAGTTGTTGCCTTAAAGGTTCTTGGAGGCGGGAGTGGTATTGGCATTACGATTAAGATGGACCAACAAATAGACGAAAAGGCACACGCTAAAGAAATGGCTGAACTGATGCAAATTGCAGATAAGGCTGGTATTCCTACATTTGAAGAACTAAGAAAGCGTGAGATGGGAGCCAACAAATCCAAATAATGGAAATCAAAAACTATAACTATTCCACTCCAGAAGAACTTGAAAGACTATCCTCACAGTATGGTCTTATCATTCCTCCCAAGCCTGTAGTAGAAGACCCAGAGACTCCTACAGAAGACGCTCTAGAGCCAGCC